AATCAGCCGAAACTAGAGCTAACTGGCCAGGATTGGGCAACCACTGAGAGTAGTGCACCGTATATGCCACGCCTAGAAACTGGGGTGTGTCGTGATGGCAAAGTTTTTGCGGATGGTGTCAATTTGTGGGCGCTCGAGCATTTAGGTGTTGAGCTGATGGATTGGCAAAAACATGTGATTAGCGGGTTTATGGCGCATGATGAGCGCGGTGATCTGTTGCACCGGCAAGCTCTTGTTTCGGTTGCCCGGCAAAACGGTAAAAGCCTTATGTTGCAAAGTTGTTTGGGGTTTTGGCTTACTGAGATGCCTAAATTGCGGGGTGCACCCCAAACTGTGATCACTACGGCGCACCGGCTCGATCTTGCCATTGAAATGTTTCAAACGGTTGCCCCAATTCTTGAGGAAAAGTTTGGCGCAATTTTGACTTGGGCGGTTGGGCGTAATGAAGCCAATTTGCCGGATGGCACACGCTGGCTTGTGCGCGCTGCAACACCAAACTCATTTCACGGTTTAACAGCTGACGCAGTGTTTATTGATGAATTGTGGGCGGTGTCGCCTGACGCGGTTTCTATTGGTTTGATGCCAACTATGCGAACAAGGCGCAGCCCGCTCATGTTGATGACTTCCACAAGCGGCGATCAGAGCTCGGTAGAGATGTTGCGTTGGCGTGAGCAAGGTTTGCGGGCAATAGATGAAAAGAAAACTGGCAGCCTATATTTCGCGGAATTCTCGCCACCAAACTCGATAGATCCAATGAGCCCTGAAGCTTGGGTGCTGGCAAACCCCGCGATAGGGCACACATTGAGCATCGCGGTATTGGAAAGCGAAGCGCAGCAACCAAACAGAAACGCTTTTCTGCGCTCAAGCGTAAACCTTTGGACTGCCAGCGCTAACGGCTGGCTGCAGCCGGGCATTTGGGATGAGCTCAAAACATCCGAGCCAATGCCAAAAGGCGGGGTGCTATCCATTGAGCAATCACAAGATGAAAGCCGTTATGTGGGTGTTCGCGCCGCAATGAACAACGCAGGCAAGATCCAAGTTTGTTTAGAGTTTGTTAAAGACACTTTGCAAGATTGCTGGCAAGCCGTAGAGCAAGCATGCCAAGACCAAACCACCCGCCTACTAATTACCCCAGCTTTCGAGATGAGTTTGCCACCCAAGTTTGCGCGCCGCTCATCAATGGTTGGCAATCGTGAGCTGCAACGCTGGACTGCCGCCACCCGCGCCGCCATCTTAGAAAAACGCATCCAGCATGACGGATCAACATTATTTGCACAGCATGTTGAAAGAGCGGTAGCGGTAAAAAATCAGGGTGCGGTAACTTTGTCATCAATCAGATCACCCGGACCAATTGAGCTTGCCCGATGTTTAGTGTTTGCCACAGCGATGGTTTCCAAACCGGCAAATGTTGGCAAACCCACGATCATTTACGCAAACGGCTAACATTATTTGCGGGTGGCTGCCGAGTGAAACTTTCTCGGATTACTGCGGCAGCCACCTATCACAAACAACAAAACACTTTTGAGGCATACTTAGCGCATGAGCATTTTTAATCGCACAGCCAGCAAAGCAATGATCAGCGAACAACCAAAAAAAGCTGCAGCTGCCGGCGCAATGCCACCAACCAACAATTCAGGCTCAGGGATGGTTGGTAGCTATTACTCTTACATTGAGGGAACTCAGAGAAATGTGGCGATGTCACAAGCCACAATCAGCAGGGCTCGAGACTTGCATGCCACCACAATCAGTTGCATGAATTTGCGGATGTATAACGAAGTGTGGAACAGCATTGATGAAACAATGCAAAAAGTTTTTATTGCGCCACGATCATGGTTACGCAAAATAGATCCAGCTGTGCCCAATTCATTTACGCTCGCATGGACTGTTGATGATTTATTTTTTTATGGACGCGCATTTTGGTATATAACAAGCCGCACAGCTGACGGCTACCCAGCAAGCTTTACACGGCTACCAGCCGCAATGGTGCAAACACTTGATCAAACTGGACCGGTTTGGTTTGCGCCATCAAAACAAATCTATTTTTCGGGCGGTGAATTGGCTGCAGAAAATGTTGTGCAATTTCTTTCACCAATTCAAGGCATTGTTTATATGTCAGAAAAAACAATTGCAACCGCAATCAAATTAGAAAATGCGCGTTATCGAAATGCAAGCTCAGCGATCCCGGCAGGCGTATTGCAAGTGCAACCAAATTCAGAACCACTTTCACCACAAGAACTTTCAGATTTGGCAGCATCATTTAACGCGGCTCGAGCAACAAACCAAACAGCGGCGCTATCGCCTGAAGTGCACTACATAGAAACCGCCACAAGCCCGGACAAAATGCTTTTGATCGAAGCCAGCCACTACCAGTCGCAAGACCTGTGCAGGCTCACCAATATCCCGCCCTATTTGGCGGGCATCAGCGTTGGTTCATACAGTTACCAAAACAGCAAAGAAAGCCGCGCAGATCTTTGGACTTTCGGCACTCGAGCATACGCCGATTGCATCACCGGCACATTAAGCCAAGATGCCTATCTGCCGCGAGGAACATTTGTCGAATTCAACACTGCCGAATATTTAGAAAGCGACTATGAGCCATCAAACGAAATGCCCGAAACACAAGAGCGAGATGAGATAGGATCACAAACATGATCAAATTAACCCCCACACTGATCACGGTTGATGCGGCAGCGGCAGAGGGCTCGCCGCGCCGCACAATCAGCGGCGTTGCAGTAACCTACGATCAAATAGCGACTGTCAGCGATGGCACACAAGTTAAAATTTTGCAGGGCGCACTACCAGTCGAAGGCAGAAACCCAAAGCTCTACATGCAACACCAAAGTGATCTAATCGTTGGACAAGTAACAGAGCGCGTTGATACACCTGAAGGCATGCTGTTTACAGCCAAGATCAGCGCCACAACATTGGGAAATGATGCGATGGAAATGGTCAAAGATGGCACAATCTCTGAAGTGTCAGTAGGCATCACACCAACTAAATTTAAATATGACGATGAAGGCGTTATGGTCATTGAAGCGGCTCAATGGTCAGAATTAAGCCTTGTTTCTCAGGGCGCTTTTGAGGGTGCGGTCATAACAAAGGTCGCTGCAAGTATCCCACAAACCGATGAAAGTTTAGATAATAATGATAAGCAAGACACAACAAAGGATGAAAACAACATGAGCGAAAAAGTCGAAACCCAAGTAGTTGAAGCGGCACAAGCAACCACAGACAAATTGTGGGCACAGCCAGCGCGCAAATTTAATTTACCAACACCCGGCGAATATCTTGCCGCAATGCACATTGGTGGCACAACATTTGAAAATGTTGCAGCTGCAACACGCGAATTTGTTAAATCAAAACAATCAGCATTAGAAGCTGCGGCAGGCGATATTGCCACGACAGACACACCCGGCATCATCCCCACACCTGTGCTCGGACCGGTGTTCCAAGATCTTAATTTTATTAGACCAGTTGTCGCTGCAATTGGTGCTCGAGCAATGCCAAACAACGGTGCATCAAAAACTTTTGTGCGCCCAACAATTACAACGCACACATCAGTAGCGGCACAATCAAGCGAATTTGCTGCAGCATCAGCCACAACAATGGTTATTGCCAGCAACACAGTTACAAAAACAACTTTGGCTGGACAAGTAACACTTTCAATTCAAGATGTTGATTTTACAGACCCAGCAAGTTTGAACATTATTCTCAATGACTTAATTGGTGAATACATGTTGGCATCAGACAATGTTGCAGCTGACGCAATTTTTGCAGGCGTTGCAGCCGGTCCAGCCACATGGACTTACAATGCAACTGATCCAAGCTCATTAGTAAACGCAATTTATTCATCAGCCTACAAAATGCTTAATGCAACAAACTTTTTGCCTGATCATATTTTTGTTGCACCGGGCGTATGGGAATTGCTTGGCAGCCAGTTAGATGGCGACAAGCGACCAGTTTTCCCATATGTTGGTGCATCCGGTTTGATGGGTGTAAACGCAATGGGCACAGCAAATGTAACTGTCGCCAACACTTTCAACCCATTTGGTTTGAACCTTGTTGCAGACAAAAACTTTGCAGCGGGCGCAATGATCGTTGCTCGAGCACAAGCTTGCGAGTTTTATGAGCAAGTGCGCGGGCTAATGAGTGTTGAGTTGCCATCTACGCTGGGCAGAAACTTCAGCTATGCAGGCTATGTTTCAACATTTATCGCAGATGCCGATCAGGTGCAACGCATTATCGTTTCCTAATCAGAGCGGACAAAACCGCTCATGGCAACATACAACACAGCGAGCAAGCAACTACAAGACAATTACGCTGTAGTTGCTACGCTCGAGCCATCACCTATTGAAGTAGGGCAATCGGTAACGGTTGGCAGCTTAGGCGCACCATTTAACGGCACTTTCACGGTGCTTGCATGTCCACAATATTTGTTTATTGGGGTTGATAGTGAGACAGGCGAATTTTTGTTTGACTACACAAACCCAGTGCCTAACCAAATTCTTTACGCTTGCACAGGTGCAGATGTCGAATTTGTTGCAACTTATGCCGGTGTTATTACTTACACTCAAACATGCACATGGATCACAGCAACCAACATTGAGGATTGGTTAGGGATAGGCACAGCAACCGCAGCTGATACAGCGTTTTTAACGCAATGCGCGGCAGCTGCAAACGCATTTTGTTACAGGCGCAGACAAGAGGCAGGCTATTTCGACAGCCTTACAACTTCGCCTAGTGGTGATGTAACGCTGGGCACGATCATGTATGGCGGCAACCTTTACAGGCAGCGCGGCGCAGTAACAGATTTTGCAAGCTTTGATGGCATGGCGGCAGGCGGCACAAACGGGCTTTCACCAATGATTAAACAGCTGTTAGGCGTGAATAGGGCAACGGTTGCCTAATGCCAGTCGCCTACACAGACCTATTCAATGTGGCGCTCGATAATCTCACAACAAGCATCGGCGCAATCTTGGGCATCAGCGTGGTAAACGATCCACGAAACGCAAACCCGCCATGCGCCTTTATAGATGCACCCAGCTTTACCGGCTGGAATTACAACATAGTAAAAATGGCTTTTCCAGTGCGCCTAATCACACTCGGACCGGGCAACCTTGACGCACAACGAAACCTTTTAAACATGATGAGCAAACTATTGCAAGCCAATTTGGGCATTACAGATGGCAGACCAACGGTAGCTATCATTGGTGGCGCAGAGTATCCCGCCTATGATGTAACTGTAAACATGCAATCACAAACGGCTTAGAGGTAAAACATGGCAACATACATTGTTACAAGCGACAGGCTTGCAGGGTTTAAACGCGGCGATCAGCTTGAAGCTAAAGATATTGATGGCGACATTGAGCACCTAATTGAAGCCGGGCACATATCCCCACAAGGCTCAAAAAAATCTGCTAAAACTAAAGACACAGACACAGAAAAGGACTAACACAAAATGGCGACAACCGTTTATCTCTCGAACCCGGCACTCACAATTAATGCCGTAGATCTTACAGATCAGGCAACAAGTGCAACATTGACATTTGCCTATGATCAACTTGAAACAACCGCATTTGGGCAAACCGCTCGGGTGTTTGGTAGCTCGGCAGTGACATCGCTGCAAAACAACACATTTGAAGTTGAGCTGTTCCAAAGCTATGCAGCAAGCGAAACCGAAGCCAGCATTTATAGCTTGGTTGGTATTCAAACAACTATCACGGTTTCACCAACTGCAACTGGACTTGTAACACCAAGTGCAACCGCGCCAAAATACACTTTGACAGGCGCATATCTTGCAAGCCACACACCAATCAATGCCAGCTTGGGCGAGCTAAGCACAATCACGCTCACTTTTACAGGCGGCACACTAACTAAAGCCACTTCATGATCTCGCGGCTTAAGCCGCTGAGAAATACAAACGCAAGACCGCAAGAGCGAAGCCTTGCCCGAGAAAGGAAACAAAATGCAATTAACGCTTAAAGCCGTATTTACTGACGGCACAACGCAAACCATTGAAACCAATTTGGCAACTGTGGTTGCATGGGAAAGAAAATATAGGCGCAAAGCATCCGAAATGGCATCCGGCATTGGTGTCGAGGATCTTGCTTTTATGTGTTACACAGCATCACAAAAAGCGGGCGTAACTGTGCCAGCCACACTTGATCTTTACATTGACAAGCTGCGAAACATCGAGGTGGTAGATCAAAACATCCCAAAAGTAGACGAGGAAGTTTAAGATATGCGCTTGCCGAAATCTTGGTTGCTACAGGGTTTTGGGGTGCTGAAACATTTGAAATTGATGATGTGAACACCGTGATAGAGATCCTTAACAGACAAAGCCGGGCAAAATAATGGCTTACACAGCGCGCATAGAGGTGCATGGCATCAAAGAAGCATTGGCTGAGCTCAATAGCTTTGATCCAAAATACCGCAGGCAGGTAACGAAAGACATTGCTAACGCTGGGCAAAAGATTATTGTGAGCGCTCGAGACATGATTAAAAACTTTGATAACAGTGAAGGTAACGGTGCGCCGCTTTCGGGCATGTATAAATCAAAGCTTGTAAAAGGGCGTGATGTGTATTGGGATAACAATACTGTGCGCGCAGGTTTTAAAGTAAAAGTTGGTGCAGCTGCACAACGGCAAAGGCTTGTTACTTTTAAAGATAAGTTTGATCCTGAAACAAACCCGCGTGAAAGCCATAATGTGCTGTTTAAGGCAAAGCCTTATCAGTTGATGGTGATCCAGCAAAAGGATGCTGCCGGCGCAATTTATGATCATGCTGGCAGGCGCACGAAAGGCATATTTGTAACAAATCTAAATGCTGAGGTTGGTTTAGAGCCACGCGCTATTGATCCAGCTGTGGACATGCATAAAGAAACAGTTGAGCAAGAAGTGCTTGCAATTGTTGAAAAGGTTATGGAAAAAGTAAACAGAAATTTGCAGGTGCGCTATGGCAATTAACATCCCGATTATCTCAAGCCTTGATAGCAAAGGTTTTGAAAAGGCGGCGCTCGAGTTTAAGAGCCTTGAAACAAACAGCCAAAAAGCTGGCTTTGTTATGGAAAAAGCTTTTTTGCCGGCTGTGGCTGCGCTTGCCGGGCTTACGGCTGTAGCTGGGTTATCGGTAAAAGCTGCAATTGAGGATGAAGCCGCACAAGCTCAGTTGGCTAAAACTTTGCAAAATGTTGTGGGTGCAACTGAAGGACAGATTGCTGCGGTTGAAGCAAGCGTGGCGGCGATGCAAATGGCTACCGGTGTATCGGACAGTGAGCTGCGCCCAGCTTTCGCAAGTTTGACGCGCGGCACAAAAGATTTGCAAGAAGCAAACAAAGCTCTTGCTTTGGCAATGGACATTAGCGCGGCAACCGGACAAGATTTACAAAGCGTCAGCGATGCTTTAGCGCTTGCTTACGGGGGCAACACCAAAGCATTAGCCAAACTCAGCCCTGAGCTGAAAGTTGCAATTAAAGAGGGTGCAACGCTTGATCAGGTGATGGGCACACTTACCAAAACTTTTGGTGGGTCAGCTGCAGTTGCAGCCGGCACAGCTGAAGGGCAATTCAGGCGGTTAAATGTCGCACTTGATGAAGCCAAAGAAAGCATTGGCAAAGCATTGTTGCCAGCTGTTGAAGCTGTTTTGCCATTATTAATTAGTTTTGGTAATTGGGCTGCCGAGCATGTCGGTGTGATCGAAGCTGTGGGTCTTGCCATTGCTGCGGTTGCTGCAGCACTTGTTGCTTATAAAGCTGCTCAGGTGCTTGCTAATGCGGTAACGGTTGTGGCTACCGCACTTAATTTTGCTAACGCTGCATCTCTTGCTGCGGTTGCTACAGCTGGCACAGCGGGTGTTGCTGCGGCAGGTATTGCGGCAGGTTTGGTTTTGGTTGGCGGCGCAATGCTTATATTTAAAAATCAAAACAAGGCTGCAGCGGTTGCAACTACAGAGTTGGGCACATCAGCAAAAAGCACAGCTCAAGACATGGGCAGGCTCGGTTTTACGCTTGATTATATTCGCGGCACAAAGATCGCTGAATACATGGCAGAGACAGAAAAAGAAACAAAAAAAGTTGCCAGCGGTGCGGGTAGTGCAGCCGATAAAGTCAAAGAGCTTGCAGAGAAAACAACTGAAGCCGCCAAAGCATTGCGTGAATATATGGGTGCGGCACTTGATGACGCTAAAAGCAAACTGGACAAAGCGCAAAGCGCTTTCAATAGTTTTAGCGGATCAGTTGCACAAGTCATCACAGATGCACTTAATTTTGGTAAAGCATTTGAGGAAGGCGGCGAGGATGCCGGCACAACCTTTTTTAGTGCGCTACAAAAACAGGCAGACAAGACGAAAGAATTTGGTGATTTAGTTGAGCAATTGCTTGCTGCGGGTTTGTCTCAAGATGCGTTGCAACAAGTTATTGATGCCGGCATAGATAGCGGCTCAGCAATCGCCAAAGAGCTCTTAGCGTCATCAGAAAATGTTTTGCGAGCAAACACTCTTGTAGAGCAAACACAAGCTATTGCCGAGCGCATAGGTGAGCTCTCAGCACAAAAGTTTTATGGCGCAGGCGTATCAAATGCCAAAGCATATTTGCGTGGTGTCGAGGAAGCGTTAGCAGCAGCTGAAAGCCGCCTATCGCGCAAAGGTATAAATTTTGCGGATGTTAAAGGCATTAGTGCCGGGTTTACTGAAGCCATCAGCGCGCCAACTGTGTCGCCCGTAGTGATGCCAAACATCGCTGAGCTCGATGCTCGGCGCAATGGCGGTGCTGTAACTATCAATGTAAACAGCCAGCTAGCAACAAAATCTGAAGTAGGACAAGCGGTAACTGATGCGCTGCGCGCCTACAATCGCACAGCTGGACCGGCACAGTTTGAGATCGCATAATGTCAGGCGTTGCAGTAGTTGGCTCAGGCAACTATGAGCTATTTATTGACACTGGCTTTGTCCAAGATGCGTTTTTGCTCGATGATGCAACCGCAGGTGTTTTAGATAACACAACCTATGTTCTCGACGGCACAACAAATTTTGCTGGGGTGCTTGATGGATGCACGAATGTTTCGGTAAGGCGCGGCAGACAAGATCAAGGCGATCAGTTCTCGCCGGGCACAATGAGTTTTACGATGCTGGACACCACAGGCATTTTTAATCCGTTTGATGAAACTTCGCCATATTGGGATGAGACAACACAGCAACCGGGTTTAGCACCATTGCGGCGCGTAAAACTGCAACGCTACGATGCCACAAACACAGCACAAGACATTTTCAACGGCTACATCATTAATTATGATTACAACTTTGCGCTGGGCGGTTTGGACACAGTAACGGTTTTTTGTGCTGACCAGTTTTATTTGTTAGCGCAAACCGTCATGGATGAATTTAATGTTAGTGAGGAATTATCCAGCACTCGGCTTGAAGCGGTGCTAGATCTACCTGAGGTAGCTTTTCCAGTAGCTCAACGCGATATTCAAACCGGCACAGTTACTCTTGGCGGCGCAGCTGCGTTTACAGTGCCGCAGGGCACAAATGTTTCACAGTACTGCTCACAAATAAACCAAGCCGAGCAAGGCAGGCTGTTTATGACACGCTCAGGCGATTTGCGTTTTGAGCCAAGAATAGGCAACACGCTTAGCGGATCGGTTGCAGATTTCCATGATGATGGCACAAATTTTAAATTTAACGGGGTGGGCATTAGTTTTGAAGCGGATCAAGTTGTTAATCGAGCAACGGTAACTATTGCAGGCGGCAGCCCACAAACTGCAGATGACGCGGCAAGCCAAGCAACCTATTTTGTGCAAGCAGTAAACATTAGCGAAAGCCTTTTGCACAACGATGCCGCAGCACTCGAGCTTGCAGAATACTTGCTAGTGCCCCAGCCTGAGCCGCGCTATACAAGCGTAGAAACCCAATTCAATATGCTTACAACCGCCCAAAAAGATGTGCTGGCAACAATAGAAATAGGCAACACAATCACTATTGAAAAAACAATTGGTGCAACCGAGCTTGCCCAAGAGCTAGCAATTGAAGGCATTGAGCACTATTTGAGTTTTGATGCTGGGCACTCGATCACGCTGTTTACAAGCCCCACCACAGTGGTTTATGAGCTTATTTTGGATGACGCTATTTACGGCATCATTGATGCGCTTAATGTTTTAGGATAATGTAAAGGACACTTATGGCAATTCAAGATTTCACAGCCGGGCAAGTTTTAACTGCCGCACAAATGGACAATTTGCAAGCTAATGATTATAACTGGACAGTCAGCACTAAGACTGTTAGTTATGTTTTGGTTGCGGCTGACAAAGGCACTCGAGTTGTGATGAACAGCGCAAGCGCAACAACGATCACAGTTGATACAAGTTTATTTGCTGCAGGCGACACTTTGTTTATTCAAAACATAAACACTGGCACATGCACGATCACCGCTGGCACATGCACAGTTAATACTGCTGGAAGTTTGGCGTTGGCTCAATGGCAGGGCGGTGTTTTGTATTTTACAAGTGCTAGCACAGCAATTTTTTTTTTAGCGGGGGGTAGTGCTGCTCTAGTAGTAACGGCTTTAATTTGTGGTGGTGGTGGCGGCGGCGGCGGCACAGCAGGCGGCGGCGGCGGTGCAGGTGGTTTAATAAATTCAGTTGTTTTGCAATTAAGCAAAAGCACAAATTATCCATTGGTTGTAGGCGCGGGTGGTAATGGCGGCAACAATGCAAACGGAAGTGTAGGAAATCAATCATCAGGTTTTGGTCTTGTAGCAACTGCGGGTGGTCGAGGTGGTGGCGGCGTAACAAACACAGCTGCTAATCGTGCAGGCGGCGATGGTGCATCAGGTGGTGGTGGTGGCGGTGCAGGCGATGACGGATCAGGCGCAGCAAACGGCGGCACAGGCACAAGCGTTTTAGGTAACAATGGTGGCACATCAGGCACATCACCGGCTTCAGGTGTTCGTGCAGGTGGTGGCGGTGGCGGTCATGCTGGCACAGGTGCTAACGCTTCATCAAACACGGCAGGTGCAGGCGGCGCAGCAACCGCTTCATCAATCACAGGCAGCTCAATCAGTTTTGCGGGTGGTGGCGGTGGCGGCACACGAAATAATGCTTATGGTTCAGGCAATACGGCTGGTGCAGGCGGCACAAACGCAGGCAACGGCGGCGGCGGTGCAAATGCTGATACAGGTGGCAATGCAACTGCTAATCGGGGCGGTGGCGGCGGTGGCGGTGCTTTCGGTAGTCCGACCAGCACTACAACAGGTGGCAACGGTGGCAGCGGTGTAATCATTTTGTCATATCCAACTAGTAGCGGCACAATAACAATTGGTGCAGGTTTAACAGGATCAACAACAACAAGCGGCACAAATACAATTGCAACTATCACCGCTGGATCAGGAAATGTGAGTTGGGCATAATGGCACATTACGCATTTATCGAACCTAAAACTATGTTGGTTGTAAAAGTAATTACGGGCGTAGATGAAACAGTCTCACAAATTGATGCAGACGGCACAAAAGTTGGCGGTTCTAGCGAAGCATGGGAAGCGTTTTATGAAGCGCAATCTTGGCATGCTGGTTTAATTTGTAAGCGCACAAGTTATCACGGCAACATTAGAGGGGTTTACGCAGGCATTGGTTATATTTATAACGCAGAATTGGATAAATTTGTGCCGCCATATATTGAAACAACTGAGCAATAATGTGCGCTACTGGATATTTGCAATCGCATTATGCGCTGGTTGCGCGACAAGTAAAACAAACACAACAGGCGGCGTTAAAGTCCGCAATCTATCTATAAGTGAGGTTTGCCAATATGGGTCGCCTGACCGGTGCGAAATTAGAAAATGATCAATTGCATGCCCGGCTGATTGTCAGCGTGGGCATATTGATGGCAATCACATTTGTTTTGATGGTTGTGGGTTTGTTGTTTGGTTTGTTGTTTGTGTCCATGCCTGAGGAATTATCGCCGCTCGATAGCAAAATAGTTGATTTGCTTAGCACTATTTCGGTGTTTTTAACGGGTGCGTTATCGGGTTTGGTGTCTGCTAACGGTATTAAAAACCGCGATAAAAACAACAATGGCATAGCTGACGATCTAGAAACCGTTTAATCGTGAAGCCTTACATTGTTGCAAATCAGCCGGTTGTTAAAGCGCCTTTGCCGGGCATGGATGAGTGGATTAGGCAAGCGGTTAAATATGCGGATGGCTGTTTATGGAATAACGGCAGCTGGGTAATAAGAAACATGAAAACAGCCGGTAAAGAGCATTTGGTTTCTAATCACTCGCGGGGTTTGGCGGTTGATCTTTCTTACCGTTGGCAGGTTAAACAGGGGCGCGGTAAACCTGATGGTGAGAAACTTGCTCAAGTGTTTTTGAACAAAGTTTTGCAACATGCTGAGGTTTTAGGGGTGCAACTTGTGATTGATTACAATCGCAATCGCAGTTGGAAAGTTGATCGAGGCACTTGGAAAGCTGGCAATTTTGAGCCGGGTGATTGGCTGCATTTTGAGGCAGATCCGGATCTAATTAAAGATGTTAAAGCCGTAAAAAGCGTTTGGGATAAGGTTTTTAGCGTAATCCCGCAAACACTCTAAAACCTTTACTAAACTTGGATCACCATCCGAGAAAGGTTAGGTGCTTATGCCCTTATTAACTAAAACCGCTATTGCTATTTTCGCTAGTCTCACTTCGCTGTTTATTTTGTCGAAGCCACCCGCGCCCACAGCTGAGGATTTACAGCCACGCCACACAAGCGTTTATGTGGGCTATGAAGCGCCCGTAGTGCCAACCACGCAAGCGCCCACAACTACGCTTAAAACGGCTCTAAAAGGCTGTGATGCCGTATTTGAAATGGCTAAACATGTGGGTTGGGAAACAGATCAGCTTGGCACACTAATTGCGGTTGCCCAGCGTGAAAGCCGTTGCCAAACGGATGCTTTCAACCCGGCTGACACATACGGGCAGTCTTACGGCGTGATGCAAATCAATGATTTTTGGTGTTTGCCATCGCGCTACTACAAACAAGGTTATTTACAAGCCTATGGTCTGCTCGACACATGCCAAGATTTGTTTGATTTAGAAACAAACATGCGGGCGGCGTTAAACATTTATCGCTATTCAAACGGATGGCGCGCATGGGGTGGCAAATGAAACACTTGCTGATCGCATGCTCTTTACTGGCATACACAGTTGTGCTACATTTCATCATCAAGTATTAACTAGAGAAAGGGTTAATGATGTCCGAGAAAGAAAAAGTTGATTTTGTGCGCTGGTCTGAAGTAGCCGTTGCACAAATTCTTGACAATGCAGAAATCACACACAGACAATTGCTTATGAAATTTCGAGCAATTGAATTTAATGAAAGCTCATTTGAGAAAGTTGCTACAAATAAAAGCGTTGAAAATTTCATTGCTTTGTTGTTAGTGGTAGAAAAACTTAAAGCACAGTTAAAAGATAAAACAGCCGATTTATTTAAAGAAATTGATGATTTGCGCGATAGCTACGATCAAATGTGCGAAGGTTATGAGTTAAAAATTCAGCAATTAAATAAAACTATTAAAAATAAAAAGGTTAAATAATGTCCGAGAAATTTGATGTTGAAACAATCAACCAGTTGTGCATTGTTGTGCGGCAGCGTTACGGCGATAACGCAGTTGAAGCGCTGGTAGGTGCTTTAGCTAGTGTTTGCAAACCGCAACAACTTGAAGTGTTGCTTGCAAGGTGGTCTGAAAATGTCTGAGCAATCTGAGCCTGATTTTGATGCAAGCATGAAACAGTTTGAAGCATTAATGGAAGTAATGCGAGAGATCACAGATAGCAAAGTGCCGTTTCATGAACCGCATGAGCTGGCTGCTCGAAGCACACTTAGAGAATTGCAATGGCAAATTGATGATCACAATGCTTTAGATGATGGCAACCTAATTGATGTGCTTAATCAGGCGCGCGTTGAAATCAAATATTTGTGCAGCATCATTACCGATTTAAAACGGCGCATTGCTACTAGGGAAACAGAAATTAGGGCGCTTGAACAAATTGAAAAGTATCAAGCATCCGAAATCAGCCGGCTTGAAAGATTGGCTGCCGGTAATGTCTGAACAACTAGCAATGTTTGCACCATTAAACGGGCTTGGCGGACACAAAGAGCTTTCAATCATTGATCGCAATGTTGTGGTGATTGCGCGTAACGCTCAGCAAACAAGTGTTAAAGCGGCTTTGCGCGCCGCGCCACGATCCGGCACGAAGCGCAGATTGGTGTTTGACTATTTGCGAACACATGATGCAACTGATGAGGAAATTGAGCGCGCACTAAACATCTCGGGCAACACGGTGCGCCCAATTCGAGGATCATTAGTTAAAGATGGGTTGATTGTTGATAGTGGTGCAAGGCGTTTAACTATCGCGGGCAATGAAGCAATTGTGTGGTCTGTGAAATGAGCGGTTTCAAGCTTGGCGATTATGTTGATGTGCCAACCCGGTTGGCGATGGCGCTAAAAAAATATCCTGATCTACGCATTGCGGAAAGCCGCCCACAAATAGTTGAGGTTGATCAGCAAAAATATGTTGAGATTAGTTGCACAGTTTGGCGTGATGCAAACGATCTTGTACCGGTTGTGGCTTATTGTTGGGAACAGATACCGGGTAAAACGCCTTACACACGCGGCAGCGAAATGATGAATGCAAGCACAAGCTGTTTGGGTAGGGCGCTTGGCTTTCTTGGGCTGGGTATTGGTAAAAGTATTGCTTCGCGTGATGAGGTGGAAACCGCTCAGGCTCGACAAGCACCCGCCCAGCTTGCTGCCGTTGTGCCAATGCGTAACGATATTGAAGTGCCTTTTCCGGATGAACCGCAGCGCGATTATGCGACACCAAAGCAATTGGGCATGATGCGCGCACTGGCTAACGGGCAGGGTTTGAAAGGTGATGATCTCAAGAGTTTCTGTAGTGCTACTGTGGGGCGCGAAATAAACACAACCAACGATCTTTTGAAGCATGATGTAAGCAAAGTAATTGATGCGTTAAAAGCTTTAGCAAACAAATAAAACTTAATAACGGGCATGGCTTGCATCAGTGCAATGATGTGTGCAACACGCGGAAAGCGCGGGTAGGTGATCTATGTGGCGACACATGATCAAGCAAAAACGATATAAGAATAGGGTGCTGTGCGAGGCAAAACAGCGGGGGGCTTAGCGCACTAGGTTTAATCACACACAAACAACAAATAACATATTGATAACAAACCACAAACATAAGCTCGAGCACATGACATACCAACACAAACTAGGACAAGGCGCGCAGCGCCGCG